AATTGCAGTAGGTCCACGAGCAACGAAACTTGGTCATCGTTCAAATCAATTTGCATCATCTTTCTCCTCTTCTAGTTGTTTGTTGATAAGCCAAATACCTTTCAGAATGGTTTCGACATCCTTTTCAAGCCTCTCAAGTCGCCCGTAAAGCTCCTCAGCTTGTTCTTCTGTAAGGGTGAGTTTGATTTCAATCATTTGTTCACCCTGTAACAACCGCCAATAACATCGTCGGATGTAGGGCGGGGGTTGTCATACGGTTCAATGCCCTCGGGCCACATATAAGTTTCGCCATAATTGATGACCTCTTCTGCGTCAAAACCATATCGATCAGACAACTCGACCATTTTTTCTTCTGAAATACCCTCTAAGTAACCGTCTTGATGACCGGGAGAGTCAGAAAACCAAATTGTGTAAGTCGTTTTTTCCATTCGCACTCCTACTCGTCAAGGCTGGAGAAATACTCGTCCAGCGTGTCTTCATTAAGTTCGTCATAGATACGTTGGGGGCAGTTGGTCCAACCCTTGTTGACCATCCAACCAAGCTCCAAAAGTATTTCTTTTTTGTCGTCGCAATCGACATACGTTCGGAATGTAGATCCTTCCATCAATAGCTCCCGTATTCGTTGTATTCTTCGTTGTCGATGATTCTGGACCAATAAGCCTTGTCTTGGAGTTCTTCGACCCAGATAGATCGATATTCGGGATAAGCCTCAAGGGCTTCGGTGAGGTGTTCGCGGGCCTCGGAACTTGTGTCAAACTCTGCGTTCCACGGCTCGCGGAGCCTGGTTTCTGTGCCACATTCATCAAGGGCCATAAGTATGTAAGCCATTAGTCTGCACCCCCTTCGCGTCTGACCAGTTCCTCGTAAATATATCTGGCGTTCTCTGTCATATTTTCGGGGTTTTCATCGTGGGCGTTCGGACTGTAATAATCCATAATTTTGCAAAGACGTTCATACTTCCTCGAAGATTGTCCTTCGTGATACTGAACAAAAAAATGGTAATAGGCATTAACGATATCAAATCTGTCAAACCACATTGTTTTTCTCCGTTTAAGATATGCGATTCTGGGACGTTATACCATAGCGCATACTAAAACAAGGGTTTTTGGTAAAAAACGTACATATACATAGTCTTTTCTGACAGAAATCAAAAAAATAAAAAAGTAAAATCTGTCAAAATGCTGGCCTTTCCGGCCTTTCTGTCTAATTCCCTTATACAATAGGGGTTTCGGGACTGACACCTCTATGACACCATGCAAAAACGGTGTCTTATCAAACAAAAACGCAAAACAGTATATAGGGCCAAAAAAACCCAAAAATTTATTTTTATAAAAGTTCTGAAAGTTGCTATGTAGAAACGGCTATTTTATGATCCGAGCATGGCTAAATCGAAAAACGTTGAAAAAGTAGAAACGAGGGGCCGACCCGCCGTTAGCGAAAATACCCAACTTACCCCCAAGCAATGGAAGTTTGTCGAGATTGTCGCAACCCAGGGTGAGTTTATGACTCTGAGAGATTGTGCGGTAGAGGCGGGATTTGCTTCAAGCGGGAGCCATACTCGAGCTTACGAAATGTTAAACCCGAAAAAATCCCCTCACATAGTCAAGGCTTTGGCAGAAAGACGCAGAGAACTAGCCAAAAAGTACGAGGTCACATACGAGCGTCACATAAAAGATCTTTTGGACCTACGCCAGCAATGCGTGGACAATGGGGCGTGGAGTGCGGCAGTTCAAGCGGAGAAGCTTCGAGGGTACGCGAGTGGGGATATTTACGTTTCGAAAAGCGAGGTCCGACATGGTTCTATCGACAGTATGAGTAAGGCGGAAGTTGAAAAAGAGTTGGAAAGATTAAAAGAACAAATGGAAGGAAAAATCGTTGCCGAAATCCCAAAACGAAAGCAAGTTCTGGAAAAAACTAAAATCGCGCATTGAATCAAGTCAATATGAACTAACTGCGACTCGGATAGAAAACTCTCAAACCCCTGGCATACCCGACCTTCTCTTATTAGACCATAAAAAAAACTTACACCTGATAGAACTTAAAGTAACCCAGAACGCTAGGGTAAATATCAGTCCTTTTCAAGTTAGCTTTGCAACACGACATAAAGGTTCAAGAGTTTGGTTACTGGTAGAACGTCAAATGAAAGAAGGGCCTTTAGTCTATCTATATAGAGCTAACCAAGTTCAACAATTAGCAGAGTACAATATCGACACGGTTAGTCCAGAATTATCGTTTAGTCTGAAAGATTCTTTCGATTTATTCATCAATTGGATTTCACGCTCGACAAAAATTACGGGTTGCAAGTAATTCTATATAAGATTAATCTTATACCTCATTCTAACAAATGGAGTAAAAAAGAATGGCGGAAACTATTGAAAATCAGCAAACCGAGTTTCGGGTATCAATACCAGTTAGCGATTTGAGAGCACTCAATCTTTTTAGCGCAAAAAAAGACGTTAGGTATTTTCTAAACGGTTTACATATTGACGGGCGTTATATTACAGCGACTAACGGCCACGTTTTGATGCGGATAAAGCACCATTGGCCTGCGGAGCAATCTTTTATTTTGGATAGTGGAGTGATTGTCAGTAACCCAATATTGATGACTAGCAGAAAATTGTCCAACGCAATACTGCATTTTTCGAATGATTGTACTCTGTTAAAGGAAAATTGGGTTCAGTCCGTTGAGTTGATTCATGGTCTTAATCAAAACTCTCAAAAACTCGAAATAATCAACGGGCAATATCCCGATGTAGAGAGGGTAATTCCAAAAGTTGGAGACCTGGAAACCTCGAACGCCGTAATGCAAGGTCAATTCTTGGAGCTAATCGGTAAAACGGCCAAATTGTTAGACCCAAAAACTAAGGCTGTTGGCTGTCGGATTGTAGGCAATAAAAATGAGGCCCAACTTGTAAAAATAAACGGGCGGGAGGATGTCGAAATTGTCGTCATGCCAATGAAGAGTTAGCCATAAATAAACTAGCGAGGGCCTCATTCGAGGCCCTTTTTTTTGGGGTGGGGTATAAGAACGTTCTTATATACCATGGGCGGACATTCTAAAAAGGAAATGTGAAACATGAGAAACTTAAAAAATGAAATGGTCGACGTGCTATTAGAACCGCTCGACATAGAGGAAGCAAAAACCTATATCCAGGCTTGCTCGGGTTGGGACGATGTAACATTTGCGACGTATGCTGAGAACGTGGGAACTGAAAAAGTTCTTTCTGATTTCCAGGCCCTACTATGCAAAAACGCGCTAAAAGATTTCCCGCCAAAAGTGGGTCTCAAAATCGCGGTTCTCATATCCGACTATTTCGAAAAGGGGGTAAAATGAGACAGTATCCTATATGGCATCAAATCAACTCGTGCATTTATGCAAACAGTGGAACCCGTACGGGTAACAAATCTTTTGGTACAAAAAAACATAGTCAAACAGAAATAAAAGTGGGTTCTAGTAGCAAAAACTCACACAATTTTCTACGTCACGAAACGACGCACAGACAACACGAGAACGGAGACCGCGAGTTTCATTTCTATATTGATGGCGAAATTTTCAGAAAGGCCGTTTTAAAGAAAGGTTCCGATAAGTTGGAGATTATCTTTAACGCTGTTTGATTTATCGCGGTTGTGAAAGAAGGGCCTTTAAGGCCCTTTTTTTATGTTTAATAATATGCGATTATTCCCAGACATTCTAAAACAGGAGTAAAAAAGAATGGGAACGAGAGAACGTAGAAAGAAAACACGCGCTCAACAAAAAATCGCGAAGTATAGAAATAAACAGCGATTAATCGCAGTTGCTAAAAAGAAAGCCGAAATGGAAGCTTTAGAAAAAGAACTCGATATGGAGATAGTCAACAATGTTTAGTGCTGAGGCAATCAAACTTGGGAGAATCCAAGTCGAATTCGAGTGTTTATATGGAACTAAAGAGATGAAAGAGAGACTTTCAAAACGAGAGCGTACCGATGAACTCTTAAGAATATGCACTCGGGAGAATGTCGGTTTCCGATCTTTTCAATATTTGGAACGTCATTTATTGAAAGATTGAACAATGGACAATCGATAGAGGGCCTCATCCGAGGCCCTTTTTTTTGGCCGTATGATATGCGACAATTCCCAGACATTCTTAAATAGGAGAAAGCTCATTAAAAAGACTATGTATAGAAACCCGTTTTATCGTATCCGATGGTGTGAGGGGTACCCGCTCACAAAACCTCGAGTGGTAAGCATGAATGAAATGATTGATTCTGATGAATGGGACTTTCCCGATAGATTCTTATCTAATCTTGAAGGTTTGTGTGTTTCTGAAATGCTTAAGTTTGAGGATTTTTCTGGGGTACTCATATTCGAAAGAATCGATCTGGATTTATGAGTAAAAAAGTACTTATTGCGTTTGAGTGTAGTGGGGTAGTACGTCGAGCATTTCGCGCTGTTGGCTGCAATGCCTACAGTAACGATTTGCAACCGTCCGATGATGGTAGCGAGTTCCATATTTTGGGAGACGCGATAGACGCGATTAAATCTCAAGAATGGGATTTGATCATCGCGCACCCCCCATGTACGGCCCTCGCTGTATCTGGAAATTCTACATATGCGGAAGGAATGCCTAAGTATTCCGAAAGACTGAGCGCGATTGATTACACGATGGACCTATTTCAATTGTGTTGTTCGGTCGCGCCGAGAGTCTGCATGGAAAATCCTGTTGGCGTTCTACCCGTGAAACCCTCGCAATATGTACAGCCATGGCAATTCGGCCACGCTGAAAGTAAAAAAACCGGTTTTTGGTTATTTGGCCTTCCGCTATTGATGGAAACTCAAAACGTGAAATCTGAATATGACCAATTACCAAAAAATAAAGCTCAACGTTTGCATTATTTATCACCATCGAAAGATAGAGCAAAGTTGAGGTCCGAAACTTATACGGGCATTGCTCAGGCAATGGCCGAACAATGGAGTCCATTAATATGAATGGTTTGAATTGTGATCATTGCGGAAGGAAAGAACACGAGTCGAGTATGTCTTTTGTTAATGATCTTTTTGTGTGTCATAACTGTGAGGATGAAATCATGTTGGATAATGAAGTTTATGTGTTACGAAATCATAACGGGCGATTACTGGGAGAGTTCGAAGACCAAAAAGACGCGCTCGAAGAAAAAAATTTTTACGAAACCGAGACCGGTAATTTTGCGGATTTGTCGATTGAAACGAAACCGGTTCCCGACTTCTTAGATTAGAAACGGAAACCCAACCGAGGGCCTCGAATGAGGCCCTTTTTTTTGGTTTCAATTTGTAGTGTTTTCTATTCTGGGTCGTTTACTAGGTGAATACATAATCGGAACAAAAATGAAAAACGTGGTCAATTTAGAAAAATATCGAAACGCAACAAACGAACGGATACTCGTAGAAAAACTCAAGCTTTTGAACTGGGACGGGATACACAATTTATTCGACGTTATAGAAGACGATCTACCACTAACAGCCAGAATCATATTTTTGCTGGGAAAGTATGAGATAGACCCGTCACGCTGGGATTAAATAAGTTAAACCTGCCCCTTGTAGCCTCGGCCCTTTCCCTTAAAACGTACAGCGACCCCCAAGGTCCGCGACCCGTGACAACCCGTCCGCGATCCAAGGCCCCCGACTCCGGTCCAAGGTCCGCGACCCGCGACCCGTAATTCCTGGAATCTAACAAATTTACTTAGGCGCATGAATTTTGGGCCTCGGTTTTTGGTTCTTGGTTCAAGATCCGCGACCCGTCGCGCATTGTCCGCGATCCAAGGCCCTCGGTTTTTTGTTAGGAGTCCCACAATAGAGGCTAACGGATTTACTTAGGCGAACGGCCCCCACGAAAATTTTCCACGCGCCACGGCATTTTTGCCGACCGTGTACCGGTGCAACTTTTTTACGAACAATTACCCAAAAAATCGAACAGCCTTTCACTGTCAAAAAAAGGTGGTATTCTTGCCCAAGATCCGTGCTCCGGGACCCCTATGAATCTAGCCTTGGACAATGCCGAAGAGACCAAAAAACTTCGCTTAGAACTGCGTCTAAAGCAGTTGGAGAAGGTTGAAGCTTGTCACCAAGAATTTTTACCATTTGTACGTAGCATGTGGCCTGGGTTCATTGCAGGCCGTCACCACCACATCATCTCCGAGAAGCTTGAACAGATAGCCAACGGCAAGTTGAAGCGTTTGATCATCAATATGCCACCGCGACACACGAAATCTGAGTTCGCGTCGTTCTTATTTCCTGCCTGGATGATTGGCCGCAAGCCGGATATGAAGATCATTCAAGCCACGCACACCACCGAGTTGGCTGTGAACTTTGGTCGTAAGGTCAAAAACCTTTTGGAGACGAACGATTATCAGGAGATCTTTGAAAACACGCAGTTGTCACAGGATAGTAAGGCGTCTGGTCGGTGGGACACGAAGTCTGGTGGTATGTATTACGCCGTGGGCGTTGGTTCGAACTTGGCGGGACGTGGTGGTGATCTGATCATCATTGACGATCCGCACTCGGAACAGACTGCGATGTCCGCGAGTGGGTTTGAAAATGCTTGGGAATGGTATACGGCAGGTCCTCGTCAGCGATTGCAGCCCGGTGGCGCGATAGTTCTGGTACAAACCCGATGGTCCGAGAAGGACATGACAGGAAACCTGATCCGTCAAATGGCTAGGGACCCCCACGCAGATCAGTGGGAGGTTGTTGAACTGCCTGCCATATTACCGAGTGGCGAACCCACGTGGCCCGAGTTCTGGAAACGGGAAGAGTTGGAAAGTGTAAAAGCTTCTATACCCCCGTATCAGTGGAACGCACAATATCAGCAGGCTCCAACGTCCGAGAGTCTAGCTATTCTGAAACGCGAGTGGTGGAAGATATGGGAAGGGTCGAGTGTCCCGAATCTTCAATATGTAATACAGAGCTACGATACGGCGTTCTCGAAACGCGAAACAGCGGACTATAGTGCGATTACGACGTGGGGAGTGTTTTATCCGGAGGAAGGTGGTGGACCGGCGGCTCTGATATTACTGGATGCGAAGAAGGGTAGATGGGACTTTCCGGAGTTGAAACAAATAGCACTCGAGGAGTATAAGTATTGGGAACCGGAGACGGTGATTATTGAAGCGAAGGCTACAGGGACCCCTCTGACCCACGAGTTGAGACAGATTGGTGTGCCTGTTGTGAACTTTACGCCAGCGCGAGGTACGGATAAACTGTCGAGAGCACATGCTGTGTCTCCGTTGTTTGAAGCTGGCATGATCTACGCTCCTGATGAATCTTGGGCACATGAGGTTATTGAGGAATGCGCTGCGTTTCCGAATGGGACGCACGACGACTTGGTGGATAGTACCACTCAAGCGTTGATGAGGTATCGACAAGGAAATTTTGTTAGTCTGCCCAGTGACGATGATTGGGGAGAGTACGAAGGTAAACAGATGACGATTACGGCGGAATCCTATTATGGTTAAGTTTGCTTTGGATCTAGCGGTCAAAAGACCCT